GATACCGATAAGAAAGTGGAAGACGATGAGCTGGTAGGGTCCACCGTTGTAAAGCCATTCATCGAGATTGGCTGCTTCCCAGATGGGATAGAAGTGGAGTCCGATTGCGTTTGAGCTGGGTACGATTGCACCTGATATGATGTTGTTTCCATAGATAAGTGAGCCTGCAACTGGTTCACGTATTCCATCAATATCTACAGGTGGTGCTGCTACGAATGCTATTAAGAAACAAGTAGTTGCTGTTAAGAGTGCGGGAATCATAAGAACACCAAACCACCCCAAGTAGAGGCGGTTGTTGGTGCTAGTAACCCAGTCACAAAAGCTATTCCAATTTGAAGGTTTAGTTAATGTGGCTGTTGTCATTTAAAAAATGCCGGGGATTATTTGTCCTGTTGTTAGATATGCACCTAGAGCTGCTACGACTCCAAGCATTGCTACTCGTCCGTTAAGCTCTTCAGCGATGTGCATAGGATCGCCTTCGTGGTTATGGTTTTCCATAAGTTGTAAGGGGGGTTCTTTTGCGAAGATGTTTTGTTTACCGTATTCGGTAGTAGTTGTCATTGAATTCAAAGTAGGTGATAGGCGAGGATGAAAGTTCAGGTCGCCATGACTACCTATGGCTTATAAGCTGGACCTACTCCTTTCTGTACGCATTGTCCTTTTGCGTTCCTATAGAATCCTGAAGGACAAGGTCTTTTTGGTGGTGTGTTTAGTTTTTTCTTTGCCATTAGAAATTAAGATCTGAGTTGTCGAGTTTGCTTATGACGTCTTGTCTATAAGCTGGATCATTTTCATAGCGAGGATCACCCATTGCTGCTACTAATTCAGCTTGACTTCTGAATACTTCTCCAGAGGAGTTTGGTGCTTTACCTTGTAGCATTCGTCCTTCGTAGCCATTGACCTCGTTGTATTTAGATTGCATAGCAGTGATACCCATCTTGATGGCAGCTACATTGCCACTATCTACTAGGTTGTCAAAGGCATCTATCTCATGGTCTGGTAAGTTTGCAGCAGCCCATGAAGTTAGTTGGTCATAAGCTTGTTCACCACCAGCAGCATTTTGAATTTCATTGATGTTTGAATCACTTAACTCAACTGCTTGACTTTGCTGAGCTTGTGGGTTGTTCTTCTGTATCTCAAGGTAAGCATTCACAAGATCCTGACTGCTCATCTGGGAGAACTTAGAGATAGTCTCAGGTGTTAGTTCTCCATCGTTTGCATAGTATTCAGCAGAAGCTTCTTCTATCAGACTGACTGCAGGAGACGCATCAGGTACCTCCTCATAATCTCCTTCTCCTTCTTCTTCTGACTCTTCTCCTTCGAGGGTTTCTCCGTCATCACTGCCTAGTTTTTTTTGTAGTTCCAGATAAGCCGACTCAAGATCTTCAGCGTTCTTATACTTACCTGCTAATAGTTGTTCTTGTTGAGCTTGTAACTCTTCACCAACTGCTAACGAGTCTTGTTCTTCTTCAGTTAAAACTTCAGCATCTGATGTATTGTCATACGTTAATGTCTCTGCCATTTACTCCATAGGTGGTTGTTCTGGTTGTTGCATTCCTTGCATGTTCTCACTGTCAGCTAGTTTTGAATTAGCAAACTGACCAGCTTGTTCTAGTAAGGTCTGATTCTGTTGATTACTCATAGCCTCTTCCTTCTCCTCTTCCATCTGTTCTGGAGACTTAACAAGATTCAATACATCTATACCCTGTGCAGCAGCTAAACGTTTAATAGCTTCCTCTGGGTTTATGTATCTCATCAATGCCTCTGGACCAAGTGTCTGGGCAATGGTTGCTATGAACATATTTAAACTTTCTCTATCCTGACCACGACCTAATGCATTAATACCCGCAACGATCTTGGGTCGTACTAAATCTTTAGGTAGCTTAGGTATCTCGTTAGATCTCTGTAAGACCAACAAGGTTCTAGCTAGGTATGGTATGAGGAATGAGACAGTAAGTAGAGAGAATATTCCGCCGAGTTGTTGTTCAAGTTCTAGCTGTGTAAGCCTTACCTCTTCTGCTGTAACTCGTTCTGCATTCCTTACGTTCATCACAAGGAAAGCTTCTAGTAATCTCTTCTCTATTGTCTGAGCCATCTGTGCAGCAGTAGCAAAGTCAGCAGTCTTACCTACCTGAACTACTGTTACGTCTTCAGCTCTGCCTTGAACGATTGCACCATTAGCTGCTTTAGCTATGGTTGCTGGCTTAGTTGTCGAGCTAGGAGAGACAAGGAAGATAACCTTACTTGCTGCTGCTGCTCCTTCAACTAGAGCTTGTGATAATCCCTCTAAAGACTTTAGGTCTCCAAGGAATTCTTCTACCCTTCCACGTCCATACTGTTCTCCGTCAACCTCATTAAAGGTCAGCACAAGCCATGGGCTTGCAGTCTTAGGAGCAGAACTTCTAGTGTCTGGGATTATTTTGTCGTGACATTCTTGATGCCAGATCCATCTGCCGTTCTCTAGTTTCACGTACGTGTAAACTTCGACATCTTCAGATCCTGCACCCTTAGATTCATCACTAACAGAGTTCGGGGTTTTAACTGAAAGGTCATAACCGAGAACATCTTTATTTATCAATTCCTTTGTAACTATTTCTAGGACGTTACCGTTTCCATCTCTGTTGACGACGTACCTATTCAGTGGGTAGTTCTTTATTCCATCTTTACCCATGAATAACAAAGCGTTACCACCAACAATTAAATGTTTAAGTGCTTGATGGATAACTACTCTGTCATTTGATGCAGCGATATAGTCCATGACCATGCGCTCCATCTTGGAGAATGAAAGATCTAATTCACTACGTGCCTCTGCTGGTATATCTTCACCTAACTTATCGTCCCTTACCTGTAGCTTAAAGAAGGTAGCTTGAGGAGGTAGTGTTGCAAGCATTAGCTTTGCTGCTAAGGCAACACAACACTTGGCTCCTACTGACTGCCAAGGTACATTTAAGGTTTCGTGTGTAGGTCTTGAAGATATATCGTCTTGTATTAGGTATGGTAACGTGAGCTTTGAACATTCAACTGCCTTGTCTAGGAATTGTCGTCGAGCTGTTGACAGTTGGTTGTACCTCTCACGAGCGAACATCAGTTAAGACCTCCGCCTTGATTCATACCTGCATTAAGTTTGGGTCCAAGCTTGATAGTTTGTGATCCAGTACCCTTTGCATAATTACTTCCTTTCTTCTTAGCACTCTGACTCTTAGCTCTTCTTACTTGTGGGTTTAGATCCTTTACAACAGGATCAGGTGCGGGAGTAGAAGCAACAGGAGGTATTGGTGGTGGTGGTGCTGGAGCTAAAGGTGGTGGTGCCTGTGTTTTTGGTTGTTTAAATAAGCACATTAGATTTCTTCATCCATTATTGATCTGATGTATTCAATGACGCTGGCTTGACCAGCGCGATACATAATTACTTGTACGTCTTCTTTGGGATGGATAGGTTTCCAACCAAAGTTTTCCTCAAGCTTATTGATTAGCTCATCCAACCTATCGTTGTGGAGCTTAAGCGTACTGAGGGAGATTCCGGTTGTCATGTTCAAAAAAGGCTGGCATTCTTCCAGCTTTGGTGGCGTTTAGTTGAGGTGCTTTCCCCTTATACATAAGGTTGTCGCTTGTTTCGAGCCAAAATTTTCTGCTCAAATATTGATCGCTGTTCTCATACTTAAGAGGCTGCATGATCCAGTTGATCGTTGCTTTACGTAGCTTGTCTAGCGACGGGCTAGGGTCATGCCCCAGCTCCGCACATACAAGTGAGTTAGTCGCAACATGAATCTGCTCGTCCCTTGAGATGTCTGCACTTACAGTAGCTAAACCAGCGTCACCATTGAATCTAAAGAACGGAAGGAGCACGAAGAATATCGCTCGCTCTATCACTAATGCTTTAGTAATGGTGTGGTCAGGATGACTATTCCATGCGTCTCTTAATAGGAATGCTTCTTTCTCAGCAGTCTCATTAACACCATGGGCATTGACTATATAATTTAATGCTAAGTCATGCCTCTCTTCATCTACTACGTTTGACTCTAAGAGTTTCCGTGCAGTAGAAGGTACATCCTTCTCAAGAGCGTCGGTGATAAAATCCCCCACTGGTACTTCCATGTGACGAATTGCCAAAGAACGGTAGATGGTCTCTTCAGCTCCTTCTTTAAATGTTCCTCTTGTTGTCTGGACAGGGTTCCATGTTCTCTTTCTTGCGAGTAACTTCTCATACGGGTTCATTGTTGGCAATCACAGGTAATTTCTTCTTGGGTACTCAATATGTCTGCCAAGTAACTGTCAACGTCTTCCTGATCTAAGGCAGCATAAGCATCTGACTTATCCTGTACGTCTGACATCACTTGCAGCGAATAATAGAGAGACGTTTGTGGACTATCAAGCCACTCGTCTATAAATGCTTCATCGTAAGTCACCATATCGCTCCAAGAGTTGAAGCTATAGCCATGAAGCAATCCTGTTTGGTTTAGCATGATCATTATCTGATCAGCTACCTTCTTATACGTATCCCATCCAACTTCGGATGCGATCTCTACGTCACCATATTCATAATGTTGTACCCCAAATGTACCTGAGTCTCTGTCAACACTCCTTGATATAGGTGGTGCGATCTCTGGAGTTGACGTGAAGCCTTCGAGATCTTTACTTCTATAAGAACAAGATGCAGTAGGAGCTATGGCGAATGCTCTATCCATCTTGTTGAATTCTGCTATCGATGCAGCTTGTTGTATGCCCATGTAAAGTTCACGGGCTGCAATACCACTGGTACCTTCGACCCAATCTCCTTTGTTTACTTTCTCAAGTGAGTCACCAAACTGGGCATAGGTTATGTTGTTTTGTCTTAGGAAGTTAGCTAGTCCAAGGAATCCAAGTCCGACTTGGCGGTCCTCTTCGGGAGATTTATATTCTCCACTAGCTCCAACACCTGTTTTGCTGTGGAGTTCGCACAGTGAGGACATACCCTCAAAGAAAGCTGTACGGACGTCTCCAATTTTACAAGCTCCCAAGTTGATGTGCTGAAGCAGACATGTGGATCTTGATCCGATGAAGACTTCCAAACAGACGTTGCTATAGATTCTGTTTCCATGTTGATCGTGTTTTATTTTGGCAAGCCAAATGTCCCCTCTGGCAATGCCTTTAAGGACGGCTGCTTTAACTTCTGGAGTTGAGTCTTCCCAGTCTTTAGGGGTGAGGTTAATGCATCTTTTGACCCAAGGAAGTTCTGCACGGGGAGTATGTATGAACTCCAGAATATCGCTGTGCCTGAGGT